TGGTGTCATCAAGCGAGCCATCGAAGGTCCGCTGAAGAAGCGCATGGACGAGCGCAGGACGTGGGCAAGCATTGAGTGGGTGGCCAGCATCCACGACAAGCCAACACGGGCCAGAGCATTCCAGGCACTAGCGGCTAACGGCAAGGTGTCCTTCCCGAACATGGGATGGGCCAATGACGTGGTCGACCAGCTTATTCGCTTTCCCGCTGGCAAGCACGACGACGCGGTTGACTGCTGCAGCCTGATAGGCCGCGCGGTTTACGAGGCTTGGCCTGCTTTGCTCACGAAGCCGGAAAAGAGTCTGAACCCGGTCGACCGGTACACAAAGAACAGAAGTTTGGCCGCTACGGGCGGATGGAAGACAGCATAATGGCAAAAGTCATTCAGTTCATGACCGCCAACGAGGACGGCGAGTTTGAGGGGTTCACCCAAATTCGCGACGGCTCGACGGTGGCAGAATATCGTACAGCCTCGCCATTCCCCGTGAAATGCGGGGATATTTTGCAGGTCGAAATCACATCGCCGACCACTTGTGCCGTGCTGAACGTGCGGCGCGCTTCCCCGCCTCTGCCAGCCCCGATGTCATGGTCACGCCCGCAGAGTTTGCTACCAAGCAGGCCGCGCACAAAGAGGCAGAAGCCCCTAAGCAGGGCTGAGATGTCTGCGCTCAATGTGCAGTTGACCGTGGAGGGGCAAGAAAGTTCAGAGCGGTGGCTGCAAGAGATGGACGAGAAGCAGCGGGTTAGGGCGCTGTTTGCTGCGTCCAACCTTTCGCCTAGGGAAGAGCGGGTCATTCGGCTGCGCTTCATGCGCGACTTAGAGTTGAGAACCGTGGGCGAGCAGTTTGGGGTCACGCCAGACCGCATTCGGCAGATTGAGTGTCGCGGTCTTAGGAAGATGAAGCGAGCGGCAACTGTACTTGCGCGCCAAGGGGTCATTTGATGGCAAAACCCAAAGCCGCAGATCGTTCATCACTGGCCTCTCGAATGAGAGCAAAGCAACAGGCGACCAAGCGCGATTTTGCTCGCTTCATGCGGGAGATTGCAAAAATCAGGGCGGCTACCAATGGCAAGAGCTAAAGGCACCGACCGCAAGGCCGAGGATGATTACCTCGCCGATGTGAAGCGCAAAGCCACGGTCAGCATGGACATGTTGGACCAGGCGCGCCGCTCGGCGCAACGCTGGCAAGCCTACTACGATGGGGATCAATGGACCGACGCTGAGAAGCGCACGCTGGATGCTCGTGGTCAGCCTGCGCTGTCGTTCAACCACATCAAGCCCAGCGTTAACGCCATCATCGGCATCGTAGAGCGTGGCCGCACAGACCCGAAGGGCTGGGGCAGGACGCCTAACGACCAGCAGGCGGCAGAAGTAGCCACAGATGGCTTGCGCTACGTCAGCGACGTTACCCGGTTCAACGCAACGGCTCGCGAATGCCTGCAGGACTTCCTCATTTGGGGGATTGTCGCAGGCGTCAACGAGCTGGACGAGATGGGTGAGCCTGGAATACGGCGCATCCGGCCTGAAGAGTTCTTTTATGACCCGTACAGCCGCGACCGTGACTTCGGTGACGCGCGCTACATGGGCGTAGCCAAGTGGATGGATGAGAACGACCTCGTCGACCTCTACCCAGACGCTCAAGACAAGATCAAGCAGTCCTTTGACAGCGCAACGACAGGCGACAGTTTCAAGGATCGGCCCCGCGATGGCTGGTCATGGATTGACGTAAAGTCTCGCCGCATCATGTGCTTTGAGATGTACTCGCGCAAAGCGGGTGAATGGCACAAGTGCGTCTTCGTATATGGCGGTGTGCTTGAGCAGGGGCCCAGCCCTTACCTCGACAGCAAGAACAAGCGCCCGCGCAATCCTATCATTGCCCATTCGGCTTACGTCGACATCGACAACCAGCGTTACGGCGTTGTCAAAGACATGGTCTCGCCGCAGGATGCCATCAACAAGGCTCGGTCGAAGGCTGTTCACATCCTGAACGTCAGCAAGTTGCGCGTGTCTCGCCAAGTGCAGGACATTGACGGGGTAAGGCGCGAATGGGCCAAACCGGACGGCATCATTGAGGCCGACGAAGGCCAGATCGAGGAGTTGGGTGACCGCCAGTTGGCCCCCGCTCACCTTGAGCTTCTGCGTGATGCCAAGGAAGAGATGCGCCGGCAAAGCCCCACACCGGGCATTGTAGGGCGTCAGGGTTCAGCACAGTCGGGCAGGGCCATCCTTGCCGAGCAGCAGGCAGGCTTGACCGAGCAAGCTCCGTTGCTGGCCGGCTTTGATGACTGGAAGCTCCGTTGCTACCGCGCCATGTGGGAAAGCATCAAGCAGTTCTGGACCGCTCCCAAGTGGGTGCGCGTCACGGATGACGAGATGTCCCCGCGGTTCGTGGGCATCAACATTCCAGAGCCTGTTGTTGACCCCATGACGAGCCAGCCGCAGATTGACCCGGCTACAGGCCAGCCAATTACGCAGGTACAGAACAATCCGGCTGAGATGGACGTGGATATCGTCATCGACAGCACGCCTGACACAGCAGTCATTCAGGAAGAGCAGTTCCAGCGCCTTGCAGAACTTGCCCAGGCTGGAATGCCGATCTCGCCTGACGTGCTGATTGAAGCCTCAAGCCTGCCGAAGAAGAAGCAGTTGCTGGACAAGCTGAAGCAGGCGCAGGAGCAGCAGAGCCAGCAGCCAGACATGGCAATGCAGGCGGAGATGCAAAAGGCCCAGATGCAAATGCAGGCCGAGCAGCAGAAGCTTGAGATGCAGTCTCAGGCCAAGGCTCAGGACCTGATGCGTCAGGACGAAGCGGATCAGCGCAAGACCGAGCGGGCCATGCAGTTGGCAGACATTCAGTTCAAATACGACATCGAGCGGCTGAACCGGCAGGCGGAGATTGAAACCGGCAAGGCTCAGTCAATGCTTGAGATCAAGCGGGCCGAGAAAATGGCCGACCTTGAGTTCGGGATGCAGTCCAAGCAGATGGACTTTGAGTTCAAGGCTCGAGAGGCAGACCACAACGAAGCCCGCAAGCGCATGTCGGAAGAGGGCGGCGAGTCATCGTCTGACCTCGTGAAGCCTGACAAGACCATGGAAGCCTTGGGTGCTGGCTTGCTCGCCATCGGGCGGGGCCAAGAGGCGCTTGCACAGGCCCTGAGTAAACCGAAACAGATCCAACGAGGCCCAGACGGGCGCGCACAAGGGATTATCTGATGCCTAAATCCACTTCAGCCAGCAATTCAATCCTGGCGCTGATCTTCAATGCGACGACGTGGGCGGACATTGCCGAGAACGACACGTCCTCGCCGGCTACAAACCTCTACCTCTCCCTGCACACTGCAGATCCGGGTGTAGGTGGCTCGCAGACAACGAACGAGACGAGCTACACCAACTACGCCCGCATAGCGATTGCGCGCACGACAGGCGGCTGGGATGCCCCGGCTTCAGGCGCTACGGCTAACGCAGCCTTGGCTCAGTTTGCCCAGTGCGGCGCTTCGGGCGCGACCTTGACCCATGTGGCAATCGGCACGGGGGCAGCGGGTGCTGGCTTGGTGCTGTACGCAGGCGCGCTGACCTCAAGCCTTGCGGTTGCTAACGGCATTCAGCCTCAGTTCGCTGCGGGCGCGCTTGATATCTCAGAGGCCTAGTAGTATATAGTTCGTCCCTGATAAGGAGACGGACATGGGAAAGCCTCAGAAGCGCAACGCTGTTTTGGAGCAAATGGCGGTGGAGTTGTACAACAGCGGCATGAGCGGAAACGCCATTGCAAAGAAGCTGGATGTCGCACCACGAACGGCATACCGAATGCTGCATGACGCTGGAATATCAATTCCTGGGTGGAAGGACGAGAAGCCATCGCGGCGCAAGTTTTCGGCGGAGGTCGAGGCTTTAGTTGTCGCTGACTACATGACTGGGATGTCTTTGTCAGACTTGGAAGCCAAATACGGCAGCGGGCAATTTGCAATTAGGTCGGCGGTTAAACGCAGCGGGCACAAGTTGAGGGACCACGGCGCTCAGCGTCGAAGGGTTGCTGACGGTGAAATACAAGAAATAGTGCGTCTATATGTTGAGGAAGGCCTAAGCCAAGGGCAGGTTGCCGTAAAACTTGGTTGCCATCAAACAGTTGTAAGCAATGTTCTCAGGTCGCGTGGCGTTCATTCCAGAAATGGGGCGTCAACAAGAATATCGCACAATTGGAACGGTGGAATAGCTATTACAGGCAATGGGTATTTGCTGGAAATGGCTGATCGCAACGGGCCATTTGGGTCTATGGTGACGCGGTCGGGTTATGTTATGCAGCACCGCCTCGTCATGGCCCGCAGCCT